CAAACCTGTAATATCTTTTGTTGGAAATGCGATAACAGGATTATTTGATATTTTTGCATCATTACCACAAGGAGTTAAAACATTTGGTTTGATTGGTTTTTTAATGTTAGGTGGAAAAGGAAAACTATTAGCATTATTTATTGGTGGAATATTAGATAAGATAAGATTTGGAATTGGAACTTTATCTGACACATACGCATCATTTTTAGATAATTTAAGTCAAGGTTTAAGATTTGTAAGAATAATATCAGAAGAACAATTTAAAAACGCACAAAGAGTTGCAGAAGAATTTAAGAAAACTGCTGAAAGATTAAAAACACCTATGAAATCTTTAAAAGAAGATTCAAAAGATTTTTCAGATAATATGGGAAGTTCTGAAAGAGCAATAAGAAAATTTTTAGATAATCTAGAAACTAACGCATCAGCATCTAAAAAACAATTAAAAGAATTATTTGAAGAAATAGAAAAAGCTAAAAAAGAACAAGAAGCATTAAAAAGTGTTTTTAGTGAAACTGCTACAACAATAAAAGATGGAATAACAAAACCATTAGAAGATTTAACAGATATTTCTAAACAAGTTACAAATGTTTTAAACATGGGTATAAAAGGTTTTTCAAGAGGATTGGCAGAAGCTTTAGTTATAGGTAAAGATTTAAAAACTACATTTAAACAAATAGGTCAAACTTTAATGACAGAAATATTAGCAACTACTATAGAAATTATTGCAAGAAAAACTGTCGAACTAGCTTTAGAAAAAGCAATTTCAAAACAAAAACAAATACAAGCTTTCTTTTCTGGAATAGCTGGATTCTTAGGACTAGGTGGATTGTTTGGTGGTGGAAGTTCTAATCTTATGGGGATTGGTTCTAAAAAAGGTTTTTTTGGAATGGCAAAAGGTGGTGCAGTTGCAAAAGGTCAACCAGTTGTAGTAGGTGAAAGAGGTGCAGAATTATTTATTCCAAATCAAACAGGTCAAATTACACA